GCTGCCCCTCCGCGTCTACCATTACGCATACGCCGCCGTTATACGTCCGAAGGTACTGTACCCCCGTGCGGGTGTCAACATATATCGTGTACAATGGATCCCTGTCCAGCGTCCACAGTTTGTGATTGCCAGCCTCGGCCTTTACGCACCCGCACAGGGATACAGACAATAGAACGACCAGCATTATTATTACTATTGCTCGTTTCATTTTTCCTCCTTCGGTGGTTCGGGCATGGGCATCCATGCAATAACAGGATTACCTCCAAACCATAGTCCGCCAAACTTTTCTATGGGATATAAAAGCCCCAGCATGTCAATGTCAGTGCTGCCGGCATCGTAGTAATACCACCATTCCGGCAATAATTGTCTCATGCGTATCTCGCCGCGAAAAATCTGTCCATCTTGCAGCAGGATAATCACCGGTTCCTTTTCTTCTGGTAGTCTGTCTCTCACTTTAATCCAGTTCATCGGCTTCCTCCTTATCCATTTTTGCCCCGCAGTTGGGTCAGTAATTTTCTGCTATGGCTGTTCTCCTTCTGCACTCTGAACATCTGTATGTTTTTCTAAAAACAGGAATATCGCTGCTGTGTGTAGGTTTCCAATACGAGCTATCAACACTTATCCACCGTCCTTGTACTACCTCGGCAAAATCTCTCATGTCTTCATACGGGCAAGCCCCTTCGCCCATGCGTGTCTTACTGCCAATATCGCTTCTTCGCGGCCTATATATTCTTTACTCATTTGTTTCCTCCAGCTCGCTTACACCATCGAAAATGCCTAAAATCTGTTGAAGCAATTCAATCTGCCCGTTTCTGTGACCATAGCGATACCCGGTTGTATAAGTTTCAGCAGTATCCCCACTATTCTTAGCTTTTTCAGTAACGAGTGCTTGATACTTGGCTCTCAAATCTTCAAGTTCCACAGCCGGAGCAACATCGGCGGCAGGGATACTGTCAAGGAGGTCTATACAGCCTCTGAAACAGTCTGCCGCCTCATTGTCCCCGTCTAATACGCAATCTGTGATCCATATTCTAAGTCGTGCCTTAGCCTCTTCTCGCTCTATATATTCTTTACTCATTGTTTCTCCTTTCTGCGTTCAACCAGTTTTCCAGCATTTTCCGGCATTCGCCGGGATACAATTCGCCGAGTATTTTCGCCATTTCTATGCATTCGTCAACCACCGGGCATAGCGAGCAATTCATTCGTTTGGCAAGTTTAGCTGCCAGCCATTCGGCGGATTGCTGTTTTAGGTATTCGTGGTTAGTCATGCCGCTCACCTCCTGTCGTATTTACCGTTTTCCGCCAGATCACAACCATGCTCGAAAATGGCGCCGGCATTGGCCGCCCATTGCGATCAAGTACGGGCTTGCCCGCAAGCTCGAATTTGAGCCGCCCACGAATAAAACGGATTTCAGCTTTGCCCATAATGTACTCATGAAAACTGGCTCTGTCTGTCCGGGCGGGTATCAGCAGCACAACCGTTGTTCCGGGTTTCTGTGCCTCGCGGTAGCATTTCTCTGTCCATTGTCCTGTCTCCCTGTTACCATAAGGAGGATTGCAAAACACTGTTTCGCCCTGCCAATCTTGCAGCAAACCGTTATCTTTTTTTGTGAAGTACCGCTCACATTTATGGTTGGCGTCGTTCGCCGCCGCGTCCAGTGTGAAATTAAACTCGGCGTTCAGCTCATCAAACAGGCTTTGCGGCGTTTCCCAATAGTCCTTGTCGCTCGAAAACATAGGGGTGAATTTAGTCATAGGTAACTCTCATCCTTCCCTCCAACAGTTCACTATCAGCTTGCTTACGCCCTGAATAGGCAGCTCCTTCAAGATTTGCCTTAATCGGCAGTTATGTTTCGCGCCGTCACAGCAAAAGCACTCGTTTTTTGTGGCGGCATCGGCAAGGTCGGCTAAATCGTCATAGCTCATCACCCAATAATTTTTACTCCGTCCGGCGGGGCTTTTAATGCCTATCTGTATGTCGGTCAAATCTAACTGCTTTTTCAGCGTGATAAGCTGCTCAACAGGTATCGTGTCTATCAGCGCAGTATTGATTTTCTCAATATTGCTCTGCGCCAATCGGAAATTTCGCCAGCCGTTAGGAATACGGTCTACCAGCCGATGATACTTTTCTTCGTACACTTTTAGGATATTTTCAACGGCGTACAGAGAAGCAAATAATTCTTTTCCTTCTGCGTTTATCCTTGTTCTTTCCATATCCGCCCCTCTACTCTGCCTAATTTATAGGCTTTCCAGTCGTCCCAATCCCCGAATATTGTCTGCATCTGCCACAGCATAATTTCCACGTCCGCGCATTCTTCAAGGATTTTCTTCCTGCTGCCTTGACCGTTCACCCACTTACTAAGTTCAACGGCAAGCTCGTTCAGCTCCTCAACGGCTTTAATGGCTTGATGCTTTGCGCCGTAATGGTCTACTATTTTGCTGTACATCGTTTTCGCTCCTAAACATCTTATCTGCCTCGTGTATCAGTAATTGCTTACCGTCAACCTTTGCCCTCAAAAGTGCGCCCTGCATCGTCATTCGGGTGTAGTATTTCTTCGCCGCTTCGAGAGTGGTAAAGGTCTTTCGATAATTCTCTTTTCCATCGTGGATTTCGTAAAACTCATACGCTTGCAGTTTCATAAATCCCCCTCTTGATTCTTTTTCGTACTGTAAACTCTGATATTCCGGCCTTCTCAGCCATTTCTCTTACCGTCAACTTTTCTTCGCCTTGCTGTACATAAACCCTACAACCTGTCTCGTCCTTTTTTCCATCCGCCAGGTATAACGGGCATTCTCTGACGTGGTAGCTTCCACCATCCCAGCCGCTGTTATCGTGACAGTTTATCGTTGTCGGTCTTGCGTTCCAGCCTTTAACGGGCATCCCATCTTGGCGGCTCCAACTGCACCCTAAACCGGGTTTATTTGTCGCTCTCCGGCACGTCCAACATAGCGTTTGCTTCATACAACCTCAAAAAATCCTCCGCTTGCATAGTTACTAACCATTTTTCGCGGCTCCTTCGGTGAAACACCGCCGGTATAAGCTCCGGCTTTGCGTCGCGCTTCGCCTGCGCCATCCATTCATGGATTTTTGTCGTCTCGCAGCGTTTGCACTCAACGTGAATCCCCGGTAAACCTATCACGTCCGATGCGTCCCCCGTTTGTCCGCAGTATTGGGAAGTCCGCCGGGCATTGAACCCGTATTCACGGAACAGGGCGGCAAGCTCCCGTTCTCCGGCTTTGCCTTTTTCTCTCTGCGCCTTACTCATCCCAGTGTATATCCCAGCCGTCACCGTTGTCGGTGAAGGTCAACACGGTAACGCCATTAACACTTACAACGGCCTTTCCGTCCTTCATGTTGTCCATCACGCTCTGGAATATGGTTTGCGTTATCCACTTTGCGAGTTCTTCTGTCATAGTTCCTCCCATTCCACAATTTCATCCTCATACAGAAAATACTTTCCGTACCATTTCACGCTTAGTTCCCCGGTTCGCCCGTTTCGGTTCTTTGCCACGATGATGTTCGCGTCCTCGCTTTGCGGGTCAGGTCGGTGAAGGAATAATACCTCGTCCGCGTCCTGCTCTATGGCTCCCGATTCCCGCAAGTCCGATAGTCTCGGCCTTCCATCGTTCCGGCCTTCTATCGCCCTGTTGAGCTGGCACAGAAGAACGACAGGGGCATTCAGTTCCTTCGCCAAAAGCTTTATTTTTCGGCTTATGTCGGATACCTCGTTTTCCCGTGTGCGGTTCCTCAGGCTGGATTGTATTAGCCCTAAATAATCAATCGCTATGAGGTCTAATTCCCGTTCCTGCTGCTTTATCGCGTAGCATTGTGACCTTATTGCCTCCACGGTATAGGCATTATCCGACAGATACAACCTTGTCGCGCTCAGTTTGCTTACGGCGTTCTGTATCCTGTCAACCGCTTCCTGACCGCCGCTAAACATTTCATCACGGCTGCACCTCGCATAGCTGATGATCGCCCTTTGAAGCACGTCCTCCCTCGGCATTTCCAGCGAAAACACCGCTACCGTCCTGTCGAACAACGCCATATTCACGGCTATATTCATGGCAAGTGAGGTCTTGCCTACTGACGGTCTGGCTCCGATGATGGTTAAATGCCCTCTTTTCAACCCGCCTAACGTCTGGTCGAGAACCTGAAACCCCGTTGTAAGCCCCTCAGTGCCGTTTATAAGCCCATATAGGGCCGCGTCAAAGTCTTTCCCTGCCCTGCTTACTTTACGCCCTCCACGCGCCCGTACAGCGTCTATAACGCCCTGCATACGGTCAAGGTATCCCTCGTTCTTTCCCGATTTCATGTCCTTGACCACTTCCCGCAGTCCCGAAATGGCGTGTCGCTTCCTGGATTCCTCCAGCACCACCTTGATGTGATAATCAACATTTGCCGCTGATACAGTGCCGGTGACTATTTCCGTGATGTACTGTATCCCACCGGCCCTGCCGCCCAGCCTGTCAGCTACCGTTACGGGGTCTACCGGCTCGTTTGCGTTGAAAAGGGCAAAGATAGCGGAAAATATCTCTTGGTGTTCCGGCCTCTCAAAATCGTCAGGTCTCAATTCCCCGCATATTCTCTCTAAAGCCTCACGACCGAGAAGCGCAGAACCTAAAACAGCTTTTTCGGCAAGCACAGTTTTTCGTAGACCGGATTATCCCATGTCGAGACGCGGGGTATCTCGTTTCTGCTGCGCTCCCATGTCCTGACAGCAGCTTTCCAGTCCTTCATCTTGTTTTTCCCCACCATCCAACCTTTAGAGGCGTAGAAGTCATAAAACTTCTCCGGGTCAACGCTGTTCCTGCGTTCCTTGCAGTATTCCCTCACGGCTTCAAGTGTGGGTGGTATCCCCTTGGGGGGGATTATAGAGGGGGATATATTATCTTTATCTTTATCTTTATCTTTATCTTTATCTATTGTATGTACCCTATTTGGGTTCGGTTTGGGTATCAACTTAGGTTCGGTTTGGGTATCAACTTGAGTATCAATTTGATTCCTTTTTTTGATACCTAAATCAATACCATTGTCATATAGCTGGACGATTTCATACTTCCCGGTAGCCCCCCTGTCTCCTGCTTTGTATTTAATCAAGCCCTGCTGTATCAGTATATTGCGATACCTCGTTAAACCGTTCTTATCAAGTCCCGCCATCGCTTGAAGCGTTGAATTAGGCGCGTTAAACTCCCGCTTCCAGCCTGCCGTATTTGCACAATCTAAAATTGCAAAGTACAAATATCCGGCTCTGGAAGGTAGGGCGTTTAGTTTTACCCAATTCCAATAGGCGTTTATCTGACTGATGTATTGCATCATTAACCTCGTATGTATTCGTTCAGCACGTCCCTTAACCTTCTCATGTCATCCGGCGCGAAAGAAATTGATTTTTTAATCCGATTCTCCCGTTTGTCCCATAGCCCTAACACATAAAAGGGCTTGTAGGTGTCCGGGTATGCCATAAGGTAGAGTTCTATCGACCAGCCATCGCCCTCGCCTATCGTGGCAAGGCGGCTTTCTGTTACGTACTCCATGACTAAAAGGGTAATTGCTCATCGTCTATTTCGGTAAACCCTGCCGGAGTGTCCGTTTTTTCTCTCGGCGTGAGAAATTCAACGTTTTCCGCTGTGATTTCGGTTATGTACCGCTTGCTCCCATCCTTATCCTCATAGCTCCTGTTCTGTATCTCACCTTCTATAAGGACTTTGCGGCCCTTTGAGAGGTACTTTCCGCACAGCTCGCCCAACTGCCGCCACACTACTATATTGAGATAGTCAACAGGGGGTTTACCGTCAGTGCCCTTGTATCTGCGCTGCACCGCTACCGTAAAGGTGCATACGCTTGTTCCGCTTGTGGTCGTCCTTAGTTCTGGGTCTTTCGTCAGGTTTCCGGTCAAAATTGCTTTATTCATTGCTTTCGATAAACTCCTTGCCGTCAAATTGATACCATGTGTCAGGTTTTATATTCTCCCCATCCACAACAGCGGTTTTCATGCCGATTAACTCATCAGCATCATATATTTCAGCCGCAAATACTGACCACAGGCCACCTCTGTATTTGCATCCTTTGCCGCCCCGCAAAACGCTCCGGTCTCCGCCGGAAAGGGCGCTTCGGTATCCGCCGGAAAGGGCGCTTCGGTATCCGCCGGAAAGGGCGCTCCAGTCTCCGCCGGAAAGGGCGCTCCGGTATCCGCCGGAAAGGGCGCTCCAGTCTCCGCCGGAAAGGGCGCTCCGGTTTCCGCCGGAAAGGGCGCTTCGGTATCCGCCGGAAAGGGCGCTCCAGTTTCCGCCGGAAAGGGCGCTCTGGTCTCCGCTGCTTTTGCCGTCTACATAATTTTCTCTTGTATAATTGATTGCCGCTTTGACTATGCCAGCAATATCTAACCTTGCGCCTACTTTTATGGATTTGCTACATTTTTTCGTGTCGTTTCCGTCACCGCCGTATGCGTCTTCTCCAAGTTCGACCTCGTGAAAGACGCTCTCAGCCGGGTTATAGTAGTTAAAACAATCCAAAGGATACTCGCAAGCGTGAAACCCCTTTTTACATACGATAGCTTCTTCTTCGTGATACTCTTTTCCTTCTTCGTACTGGAACCCTTTACAGGTCATATCCTTATTAAAACCCTTATAATACATTTTTCCACTTCCTATACGTTAGTTTTTCTTCGTTCCAATCGGGATACTTTGCCATGAGATACGCCCTCAGCTTTTTTCTAAGCTCCGGCCTCCTTTCCGAATTATCATAGTCTCTATGGCACTCAGGACACAGCGTAACGATATTTTGTTCTATCCCCTTACCGTTATGGCTTCGCGGGATAAAATGCGCCACAGGGCTTCCTATGCGCCCACAGAGGACGCATAACTGATGATCTCTTTCCCATACCCGTGCTTTGACCTTCGGGGGTATCTCACACGCCTTGGTTCGCTTGCTTTTCATTTCGTGTTCCCCCATTCTCTGGATAGCTGCCCTTCGAGTATCCTTATCTTTAGCTTCTGCGCGTTTATCGCTTCCACCGCCGAATCATATAGGCTCTCGGCTATGTCCCGTTCCATTCTCAGCTTGGCTATATCTTCTTCGCCTTTGGCAATGTCCAGAAGGTGTGTTACTGGCTGCCCCTCGGCGCGGAGGACGGTAAGCCTTTTAGATAACGCCATTCTGTACTCGCGCTCCGTTTCGGCCTTTTTCCGTCCTCGCGGCTTAAGCTCCTGCACCGCCCTGTCAAGTAGGGCTTGCTCTGTCATTATTTCGTCCCACAGCTCCATTTAAGCCCCCTTTGCGTTCAGCTTGTCGAGCGTGGTGCTTAACTGCTCCCGCGTCATATTCCACACGTCCACGCCGTAGTTCTTTTTTGCCGCTTTATTGGCTAAGTCTACGCTCCCCTTACACAGGGCTATAACTTCTTCCTGCATGGCCTTTATCTCAGGGTCGGAGGAAAGGTTGTCGTACACGTTAGGCTTGAACTTCGGCTCGTCCTCCGGCAAATCCTCTCCGGCGTAAAGGTACAGCCCCAGGCCGTGACGGGCGATTGCCTTTGTGATTGACCTCTGTATGGCCTTGTTAATGTCTGTTGATGTTACCTTTTCAAGGGGTATGCTATGGTTCTTGTAGTCCATGACCGGCAATTCTTCAATGTGTTCTATGCCGTTCACGGTTACTCCGGTCTTAACCCAGCAGGTTTTTCCGTCCGTGAAGTAGTTCCAATCGTCTTTGTTGTGGTAGATGGTAGATATGGCGTCGGGGTGGAGCTTCTTCAATTCTCCCCACGCATACGCCCACGAAAGATAGTCCAGCCCGTTCTTCTTCTCTACCTTGTCCTTGACGTTGACGGAATTAAGTTCTGAAAAATAGTTCTCCATGCTCCCCTCACTTTATCTGCAAATTCTGCTTTACAACGATTTCCGCGCCCTCTGCCGTCCCGCCGGATTTCAGAAGCTCCTTTATCGCCGTTTTGTTAGGCACGGGGGGCTTATAGGTCAGAAGCTCGTCATGCCCCTGCGCCGCCCACTTTATAAAGGCTTCCTCGTTTACCTCGACGCTTTCTGACTTTCTGAATGTCAGCTTGTTCCGCTTGCTTTCAAACTTTTCCTTATTGGATAGCTGCATCTGCGTTGCAAGGTAGCCTTTAAGCCACTCGGCCTTATTGGCCTTTGCCTTGGCTCTGGCGGTGAGGTTGTCGGCTTCCTCCTTGATGCTCTTTGCCTCTGCGGCAAGGTTCTTTATCATGCAGGCCACGTTGTCAATTTTGTCATCGAGCTGCATATCAAGGCTTTCGAGGGTGTCATACACGGCTTCTTCGGGTATCTCTCCACGGTCAACCGCGTCCATAAAGTCATTGAGATTCTTCGCTATGTCGTAAAGTGACATTATCTCGCCTCCTGTTTTAAAAGATTAGGGTCATATCGGTCATAGTAGGTGTCCTCAAACGGTTTGTAGGCTTTAGCTAAAAGGTACTGCTCCATTACTCACCTTCCTTTTCCAGCCTCTTGTCTATCTCGTTCCGATAAAGAGCTTTCCACAGGTCGCGGTCATGCCGCACTTCGGCAAGCTGTTCCGCAAGCATGACGATTATTTCATCTTTTGTCATTTCGCTTTCCTCCTTGGGATAATCAGTTCTTTTGATATGTTTTTAGCTCATTCACTCCACTTGTCTGGCATTAAGCTTGCCGCGCTCGATCAGTTTGTATATTTCGTGCCTGTCGATGCCCAGCCGCTCCCTTGTCTCATGCGTTGTCAGCCACTCGCCGTCCACTTCGACGATCCACTTCTTTTGTATACGCGGCGGCTCACTTTTCCCGTCCGGTAAAAACAGCGGGCAGGCGCGGATGACGTAGGACTGTATAAATGTCGTGTAGTTTTTGCCGTGGTAATAGTCGCTGCTCTTCAGTGTTGTTTCCCTTGCCTCCCAGCCCTCAACGGGTTCGGGATCGGCGCGGCGAGACCAGCTGCAGCCCATGCCCGGCGCGTTGGTCGCCCTCTGGCACCGCCAGCACAGGGTTTGTCCGGTTATGCACGCTTCCATGGTTATCTCCTTTTACGTGGCGCGAAGGCAAAGCCTGTCATTATACCGATAACAAACATCGGCACTCCCCAGCTAAAAAATGCTCCCCACATATCAATCCCTCCCTGTCGCAATGTGTAAGTTGATGTTTTGATTGTTGGCGTCAACGCATATCAACGTTGCGTCCATGAGTTTGCCGATGGTTTCGTCGCACACTCCGGGCTGTATGTCTGTCCTGTTATAGCTGCCCAGCAGTTCCCCGCCTGGGGCATGGTAGAGTTTTACCCGCTGGCTCTTGAGCAGTGCCAGCATGGGGAGGATATCCTTTACTTGCATATGTAATCACTCCTCCACTTACGGTATCTCAGCTTTTCCTCGTCCCAGTCCGGGTATTTGGCCATAAGGTACGCTCTAAGGGCCTTTCTGATCTCCGGCCTGCGTTCCGAATTGTCGTAATCCCTGTGGCATTCAGGGCACAGGGTGACGATGTTCTCTTCTATTCCCTTGCCGTTATGGGAGCGCGGAATAAAATGCGCGTCCGGGTTGCCGGGCCTGCCGCACAGGACGCAGCAATGATGGTCCCTCTCCCATACATACCGCTTGACTTTGAGAGGTATTTCGCATGCTTTTGTGCGCTTGCTTTTCATGGCTTTTTTACGAGCAATAGCTTTGCAGCTCCGTCAATCTGTAGCTGCCGTCATTATCCGGTGTGTCGTCAATCTGCACCGATTGAGGGATTACAAAAGCGGGGACAACCCCAAGCGTGAGCGACGAGAGGCCGAAGTAGTCGGCGGAGCCGCCCGAGCCGACGATCCAAGCGCTGTCAGAGGAGAGCCGCGAGGAAAGCCACCACCAGTCTGCCGAGCCGTTGAGGGTCTTTATTCGGCTATTCCAGCCAGTGAATATAGGCCATGTGAAACCTTCTTCCACTCCGTGGTTGACGCCGCAGCCTATCATGGTCAACGTGGGGGCGAACACTTTTCGGGTTATATCCTCGGCGCCGCTGCCGTTATACAACGGGATCGTGCTTGGGATAATCAGCTCTTTAAGCTCGTCAGGGTAACTATCGTATATCTCGGCCATGCGTTTGTCTAGGTCAGAACCGGCGTACTCCACGCTGTCGCCGAACCGGCACAGGCTGTGTATGTCTTTGCGGATAAGCCCTGCGGTGCCTACGTCAAAATTATTGAGGCAGCCGAGGGTGTAGTCAGCCAGCTCGTAGGTTCCACCCTCGCGGCGCTCGGGGATTTTGATATTGCTTCCGAATGGTAGTTCTCCTAATTTCATTTTTTTATGTCCTCCCTATGATCTGATACCCTCCGGCGGCGCGGGCTATCGGCAAACCCGTCCGCGGGAGACGCACCGGGCCTGAATCCTGTTTATACTCGCCCGGTCGAGTTGCTAACGTGCTGTTGTGGGTTTGTTAGGTCATTCGCATCACCTCCGGCAAAAGGAGACAGCAGAGGGCGGTGAGCAGAAGCAGCGTTTTGTCGGACATATCAGGTGGTCTGTGTATATCAAAAAGGAGATTATAAACTCTGCCCATCGGACACCGGCCCAAGATGCCGCCCTCTGCTCTCCCCTTTCGCACGGGGAGCTACTGCACTTTGTATTTACAATCGTCGTACTTATGGCGGCGGGCAGCTTTTACCCTGGGCTGATCCGCTGTCTTATCCTCTACCATGGAGGCCATGCTCCGCACCAGTATGAGGGGGGCGTGGCCGTCGGCGGCGGTCGCCATGAGGCGCCCATCCCTGCACATGGCGCGTATGGTGCCGGGGTCTACGTTGATGATCTCGGATGCCCGCTTGGTGGTGACATACTCGCCGTGCATCTTCACCATGCGCTCCTCCAGCGCTTCAACGCTGTTTATACGCTCGTCCACGGCGGCGGTTATCATATCCCGCAGCAGCTTGTCAAAGTTATCCATGGCGGTTTCCTTTCTGATGTTCCGGGTTCTCGCAATACGAGGCAGTAAGGTAACATTTGCAATGTGCTAAGATGCACTCCACTTCGGGGAGAGTGGCGCCGGATTCCGCTAATATGGCCGCCACTTTCTTTTCTGTCGCTTCCAGTTGTTCAAGGTTCATCATGCCGCTCACCTCCCTGTCACTTGCAGTATTAGCCCTAATATGACGAGCGCTCCGAGCACGAATATTTGCGTTTGCGTCCGCCTGACCTCTTCATAAATGCTTAGCAGTTTCTTGTCTGAGTTCTGCTCGTCCCATTTGCACGTCCACTTGTCTCTAAACATCATGCCGCTCACCTCCTATGTTGTCTGTTCGCTTTTTGACACGCATAGTGTCATGCTACATCAAAAAAAATTGCCTGTACGCTCATACCATAATAATCAGCGATTGTGATTTTGACTTCATCACGAGGCGTTCTTTCGCCGCTCTCATATTTTCGCAAGGACGATGCCGTAAGCCCCATTTCAATAGCTGCTTTTTCGCTACTTATGCCTTTTGTCTTGCGGCATTCGCGCAACCTACGTCCTATTTCTTCTCGCGTGGGCATGATTTTCACCTCCCATTCTTTTCTGTGTTTTAAGTATAGCACCATGACACTAAGCGTGTCAACACTATTTGTAACATTTTTTATTTACATTTGTCACTCTCTGTGTTATAGTGGTGTCGAGGTGATATGAATGGCTTTATTTGGTAGCCGAATTAAGCGTTTGAGAACAGAGCATGGCCATACTCAGGATGAATTAGCGAAACTTGTCGGGGTGTCAAGAAGCACAATCTCCATGGTCGAGCGCAATGAGCGCCGTCCTGATGATGAATTGCTCGAAACGATAGCCGACATATACAACGTTGATATGGATTACCTGTATGGGCGTCAAGAGGTCGAGAATCTTCATAGGCTTGTGTCCGAAAACGAGTATAAGCTTATACTGGCTTACAGAGAATTATCTCAGGAAGCCCGCGTTCTCGTCGATCATTTTGTATTATCGCAAAAATAGCTTTGAATTTTTCGGGGTCTTTTAAAGCTTCAATAAAAGCTCGTTCTTTTTCATGTTCAGTCATCTTTTTACCTCCAAACACTTGTTCTGTTTTGATAATAACACGTTAGATTCAAAAAGAAAGGGGGAATTTGTATGAGAGTACCATAAGGGGGACTGCGCTCAACAATGTTGCACAAATCGTGCCTCGGATTTGCCTTTAACCGGCAGAGGGAGCGGGAGCCGCTCACCTCCGCCTCGGCCAGAACGGCGGAGAAGCTTCATGGGAGCCGCCCCGGTCTGAATTAAGCATATCTCGTTCCCTTGGTTTTTTAAAGCTACAAATAGTATCCTTTCAGGGTAAAAATTGTTTAAATGGGGGGTAAAATAATGGACTTTGAGCGATTACAGGAGCTTGTGCGGCAATCCGGTAAGACGCAGCAGGAGATCGCGGACGAATGCGGGCTGTCGCTCGCTACTGTCAAAAAGGTGCTTCACGGGCAAACATCAAATCCCGGCGTAGATACGCTGATAAGGATATTAAATACCATTGGCAAAAGTCTGCGGGATATAGATTCTGACTTTGTGAGAGTTCCGCAAGGATATAGTAAAGAGGATTTATACGAAGAACTTATCGCCACTAACAAGGAGCGTATAAACGATCTGGTAGCCGAAGGGCGGCGTAAAAACATTCAATTGCCCCTGTTGTCAGGTGTTTCCGTGTTATTGATGGTGGTTTTAAGCGGAATATTTATCATAGATAGCAGATATCCGAGCATGGGGCTGATACGCCCCGAAACTAAGCATTTATCGACAATAGCAGGGGGTATAATGCTGGTTTTCGCGATATTCGCAGGCTTTCTCATATACATCAGCATAAAAGAATGGAAAAGGTTAAAATAGGAGGGTTTGGTCAATGGGTATGATACATCAGTGCTCTCAGTGTGGGAAAAAGGGGTTGTTCTTGCCGCTCAACAACCTTGGGCACTGTGAGGAATGTATAAAAAAGAATAAGGCGGAACGAGACGAGCTCAAGGCAGAGCAGGATGAGCGCGAAGCGAAACAGATCAAATGCGAGGCGGCGCAGGACGTGCCGCTCATCGCCGAAACGGAAATTACAGACGACGAGGCAGAGAAAAAGGAGGAAGTTGAAAATATGGAAAATACCGGTGTTCGCAAACCGAATGTATCTGAAAAGGACTGGCTTACTACGCTGCTTTTATGTATATTCCTGGGTGGCTTGGGTATACATCGGTTTTACGTCAACAAGCCGCTCACGGCTGTTCTTTGGTTGCTGACTGCCGGCTGCTTTGGTGTTGGTGTTATCATAGATATATGCAGTATAGCCAGCGGCAGTTTTACGGACGGCGACGGGGCTGTGATCCTCTCAGAAAAGCAGCGGGACAGGGCACACGGCTCTGGTGTGCAGGACGCGCCGCCCGTTGATGTCGTCGAGCAGCTCCGCAAGCTGGGTGAATTGCGGGATAGTGGTATCCTGAGTGATGAGGAGTTTGCGGCGAAGAAGTCCGTATTGCTCGACAAGATAAAATAAAAAATCCCCCGGCTGTTGGCGCAGCGCTTATAGGGGGATTAGAGGTGGATGCTTCTCCGCCTCCGATTTTAACATAACGGGAGGTTTTTGTAAATGGCAAGGCAAAGCGACGGGAGGTATAGGGCTAAAGTAACCGTCGGCAAGGATATGAACGGCGGCAGCGTGATAAAATATGTATCCGGGCGCACAAAGAAGGAGCTTGAGGCCGCGAAGGAGGCGGTCAAACAAGAGTTCATCACCGGGCGCACCGCGCAGAAGGACGCGCTTTTCGGCCCATACGCCATACAGTGGTATAACGTCTACAAAAAGCCGAATATAAAGGAATCGGCACAGAGCGGATATAAGACGGCACTCAACAAGCACATATTGCCTGTTCTGGGGGACAAGCGGCTCACCGCAATATCCACTATGGATTTGCAGGAGCTGCTTAACTCCAAGGGCGATACGTGCGTAACCATAATCGAAAATGTACATCATGTGTTAGAATCCGTTTTTAAGCGGGCATACTCCGAGGGGATAATCCAGCGGGACGTGACCTTGGGGCTGGTCAAGCCCACGAAAGAAAAGTCGAGCCGCCGGGCGCTGACGGAAGCGGAGGAAGTGGCGGCAAAGAAGCTGATGCAGGAGGAAAACGGCCTGCTGGTGGCATTACTATACTATACCGGAATGAGGCTCGGCGAAGCCCTCGGCCTGCAATGGGAATGTGTAGATTTCAGGAAGAAGGTCGTACACGTCCGGCAGCAGGTCAATTTAAGGAAGGGCGCGATAACCCCGCCCAAGACGAAGGAGAGCATACGGGATATACCTCTGCCGGACGAGCTGGCGGAAATGCTCGTGCGGGGATTCCCTCAGGCGTTTGTATTCCCTGCCCCCGATGGAACGTACTATCGCAATTCCTCTTCAAATAGGCTATGGCGTTCGCTGATGGAGCGCATGGCAGAGTTGGGGCCCGACATAGAAACGAGAGAGGACGGCGCCTCTATCCTCACGCCGCACTACTTCCGGCACAATTACGCCTCCATACTCTATAATGCCGGCGTTGACGTGCTTTCCGCGCAGAAATTCCTTGGCCACGCCAACGTAAAGGTAACGCTTGAAATTTATTCACACCTTTCAAAGGAAAAAGAGGACGCAAGCGCGGGCGCGGTTATGGACGCTTTCAAAAAAAGGTTGCCAGAAAGTTGCCAGAGCGAAACCACAAAATGAGCACAAGCAAGCGAAAAAGCCCTAAATACCTAAGAAAAACGCCCGTGTAGCACAGGCGTTTTTGATGTTTGGTATCCGGCGGCTACCCGTTTTTTATTCAGTTCCTTGCAGTTTCTCGTCCGTAAAAAGCGGCTGTTTATCTATATTTTTCGTTTACGCTCGTTTTAGGGTTTGAAATAAAAGGTTGCCAGAAAGTTGCCGGAAGGTTGCCAGTTACGCAGTAAAATATTTTTCAACCTTGAAATCCTTACCGTCTATATCGTTAATGAAATCTTTTGCAAGGCTGAAATAAAACTCCGGGTCTTCTCCCCTGCCTACCATTTCAGCGGTATCGTGACTATCGTTGTAGTACATATTCATGCACAGATAGTATTTGCATACCGCCGTTATGCCTTTCGTCGCCAGAAACGCCTTGATGGTATCATAGTCCCATTTCTGACCGTATGGGCGCATACCTTTGACTATCTGTCGCGCCTCTTCGGGAGTTATCCGATATGCTATCTCTTCGAGGCAATACATTGTTTCTTTGTACACTTCCGGCAGACGGTCTTTTACCGTGTGCATCATATCAGAGAGCGCATCGGTCACTTCCGTCATATCGGTGTGCCTTTCGGATATCAGGCGTATGATCTCCTTAAAGCTCATTACTCTGCGCCTCCGTCAATGCTGGCAAGCCCCTGAGTGCAAGCAGTTTTGCCAAGCATTTTAAAACTGCCGCCGGCGGCGTTGGTTTTTACGATAGTGGCATACCTGGTGCGGGTGCGTATGGCGCAGGCTGTGACCTGGTTGCAGCAGTTGCCTATCAGTGGGTACTGCTCCGTGCCGGTTCCGATAGTGATGAGCACAGGCGCGGTTATGGTGGTAG